CCGCGGTAACGGTAACCCCGGATGTAGGGTCCTCGTGGCCCCTGGCCCGGCAGGACATCGACCCGATCCGGGCGCAGGGGCCAGATCTCCAGTCCGCCTGAGGCGGATTCCGAGGGTTCAATGGACCAGAAGGCGCGGCCCCAGAGGCACAGGTAGGTCTCGGTGGCGCGGCGGAGCTCAGCGCCACTCAGCCAGGGGTTGGGCCGGTCCAGTAACTGCTGCAATGGGTGGGTGATGGGCAGCAGGTCCCGGGAACCGTCGGGGCGGAGGCGGGAGGCCTGCCAGGGCACGCGGACCAGGGCTTCTGCCCGAATCCGTATGGCGGCGTACACCGGGACAGAGCGGGTGTAATAGTCGCCGTAGCTGGTGGGGGCCCAATCGGAGCCGAGACCGAGGGCCGCCTGGTGGGCCAGGATATCGGCCTGGACAGCCCTGGCCGCCGCCGTTATCGCGCCAGCAGGGGCGCGGTCCAGAGATACGCCTTCCGTCCTACGTTTAAGCCACCTCATACAGGCAGCCTCCTATAGGGTTCCAGCAAGAACCGGACGTCGCTATCAACGACATCGCCCACGTAGAACGGCTCGAAGCTAGGAGCGCGGAACCACATCCGAGCAGTGTTTATCAAGGTCGCACGCTCAACAGCAGGCGGCCATCTGAGTATGAAAACGTCCAGCGCATCGGCGTGAGCGGCAGCGGTCGTACCGTTCAAGCCCCGGGTGATCGTCAGATTGTTGGCAGCGATGTTGGTCACCAGCATCTGTTCCGACTCGACCAGAATGGTCTGCCCCATGGCAAAGTCGGCCCCGCTGGTGACCGTCACAATAAGATCGGTGCCGCTGATACCACCCGCGTCGTTGATATTCGAGGCGCTGTCCTCTTTGTATTCAAGATAGCCCCAGCGCCCAACAATCTCATAGTTTCGCTCCCCTGCAAGGAACGACTTTTTATTACCAGCCGTCCTGGCCGTGATATTGGTGTAGGGGCCAGCCCAGTGGTCAGTCGGCTCAGCGTTGTGAGGCCCCAGGCGATAATCGGTCGCGGCCCACGTCGCCTCGAACGCACCATCGTCGTTCTCATCTGCCTTGAGGGACGTAATTGCAATCAGGTCAGGGATGAGCAACCGCGCTCCACCAGGCCCGTCAAACTCCAGCGTTTGAATCCGAGGGTAAAAGTGCCTGTTAGCATACGAGTCTGTCCACCCTGAGTTGGCCAGCAGAAGCTGGAACAGCTCAGGGTCGTCGCCGGTGCCTGTGAGGTTTAGTAGTGAGGTGTCCTTCAACTTAGTAAGGTCGCCGTACAGGGAACGGTAGGCTTCTCTTCCCATGAGTCCTCCTTTTCGCTATGGTGCGCGCCGGGTGTTGACGCTCTCGATGTACTCGATAAGGCAGCGTTGTGTAGCGTCGGGCGACAGGTTCCAGCGGCCTGAAAGGACTTCGTCTCGCTCGCCGGACGGGGGCAGTCCGATGGAAAGCGCGTCGTAGGTACGAGTCGAATAGGTCGCACTCGCCGCAATGTTTGGGATAACATCCACTATTTTAGTGGGGTCCGTGTCGGCGTTGGCGCCTATGCCGAAATAAATCTCAAAGTGGCGGGTGAGGGCTTCTCCAGAGATTATTTTAACCAATACGCGGGTTATGACTAAGGCGTAGCCGGAGGTGGGCGTTAGCAAAGTTTGTCGCGTTGTGGGCGTTGTAAGAGTTATCCAGGTGCGTTTCAGTACCCTTGGCAGACGTTGCCGAGGGGCGGCGCGCTGGGACCCGACGCTTAGGGGACCTGGTTGTTGGATCGTGGCAAGGGTCGGTCTCGGTCGTATTGGGGTGGCTCTGGGCTCGGGCAGTCGGAGTGTGTCCTCGAGGGTGCCCACAGGCCTAGCGCGGACCGTGCGGCCCCGATTCCGTGCAGATGTCACCGCTTGGCCAACGCTCCCCCAATGGCCCCGATTGCCCCCGTTGATGTGGCAAGCGCCAGACCATCCACCCCCATCGGCAAGGCGGTTGCTTCAAGGGACACGATCCCGACAATGGCGGTCACCGCCACCACCAACTTCACCCCACCCCTACCCGCCACGCTTCGACCCCTCAGTGCTGGGCACTGCGCCAGCTCCGTTCAACCCCTTGGTTGAACCCGAGCTCAGCCGCACCCATTCAGCATGAAAATGGTGATACTCCCGCTGGAGTTGGCGGGCGCGGGCCAGGGCCTGGTGGGAGCCCTCCAGGTTGTCGAGCAGGGTGCAGGCCCGCGCCTGCACCACCGCCTCGGCGATGGCGAGCTTGAGGTCTCGGATGCGCTTGGCCAGGGCGGCCTGGGCGATGGCGACCAGCTCGTCCTGGTCGACGCCCAGGTCCAGGTATTCGGGGATTAGTTTGATAATGTCCATCTTAAGCCTTCAGCTTTCAGCCGTCAGGGGACAGCCGGATTTCGTAGGGGTGGCGCGGGATCGGCTGGGGTGTCCGCCGCGGTGGCGGCGGCGGCCAGGGCAGTCAGCAGTCCTTGGAGGGCGGTGCGTCGGGTAGCAGTGAGGACGGCGGCCAGGTCCCGCTCGCCGGGGCCGGGGGTGTACCGGTACACAGTCACTTCTTGGGGAAGATTAAGGCCGGCGACGGCGTGGTGGGTGACGACGCCGATCTGGGATAGAGCGCCTTGCTGGTCTACCTGGATGCGGAGGTAGTCCAGATGTTCGGTCATGCCTTCGGGGTGGGTCTGGCCTTGGATGTGGGACATTTCGACTCCTCGGTGGGCGCGGCAAGCGGCGCCCCTACGGTTTACGCGGCTGCTATGGTGGTTATGGTGCCGCTGGAACCTCTCCATTTAAGAGCCCCGGCCTCGGCGTAGAGGACCCCGCCGCCGGTGGGGTTGCTGGCAGGTACTGTGCTGGCGTTGGCCAGGCCTACGACACGGGCGCCGCCGCCAAACTGGTCGGCAGTCCCGATGCCGACGTTTTTATTGGCATCTATCGCGAAAGCAAGGTTTGAGCCAACAACTTGGGCGGTGCCTATCATAAATTTGTCGGAGTCGGAATTATCAATGCCAATATACCATTGGTTGAGGTTGGTTAAAAACTCAATGCTGGGGTCTCCAGTGGCGTCATCTTTGTTTAGTCTAACAATCAGGTTAGCAGGACCCACGCTGCGTATGTCGAGGTCAGCGATAGGCGTGGCCTGGCCTATCCCGACTCGATTGTTGGTGGCGTCCACGACAAGGGTGTTGGTGTCCACGACGAGGGTGTTGCCGGTGGCGCCGGTGATGGTAGCGGAGTTCACGTTGATCAGGTCGTTGGATTTCAGGTCTACCTGGGTGGCGCTGAAAACAAACTCGGGGGTGTCGTTGACCGAAAGCTCGAAGGTCGCGCCGGTGGGGACGTTGAAGTGGAGCTGGTTGGTGGCGTCCAGGTCCCTCCCGATGGAGTAGTCCCCGGCGGTAACAGCACGCCCCGCCGTCCACTTAAGGGGGTTGTCCACCAGGTCCGGGGAGGGTGTGTTGGTGTTGGCCTTGATGCGCAGGCGGTCGGTCAAGGTCCCGGCGGCGTTCCTGGTCTGGACCGTCCACTCGTCGTTGGCGTTGTCGAAGATGAGGGCTGAGTCTTTGTTGTTGCCCAGCCAGACGGGTATGTCGTCGGGGACGAAACGCGGGTTGATCTGGTATTCGATGCGTGGGCCTTGCACGCTAGTCCGTCCCTATGTAGTCGACTTTGTTGGCATTGGTTTCAGCGTCGCCCCAAAACTGTGAGGTCGAGATGCCTGTGGGTAACCCAGACATCTGGATGGATTCACCAGGCGCCAGGGTCATGCCACTGGTCGATGACACACCGGAGCCCCCCAGGTAGAAGGCTCCGGTGTTGGCCTGACGGGCCTTGAACAGGATAGTCTTGACGTTGCCGTCGTGGGCGGCCTGCACCCGTGTGGCAGCCGTCGCGACGTTAAGGGTCCCGGAGATTATGGCCACGGTGCCCCCTAAGACCCTTCAAGCGGGTAGCAGATTACGATGATGATGCCGACGTAGGCGGCGGCGGCGGCGGCCAGGATTTTGCCGTTGAGGAATGGGTTAGTGCCACCCTTCTTATGCCAGACCTTAGGCTTCTCATCCCCACCTGTCCCGGTGTCCGCCAGGATTTGGGAACTGACGATTGCGCCATTAGTAGCCCCGGACCCGATGGCTATGTCGTCAAAGATTGTGTTTGAGGAAGCGGTGGCGTTCGCTCCGACGGCCACGTCCAGTACGGCGGAAATTGTCGCGCCCTTGGTCTTTAGGTAGTGGATTACCTCGACTATGACAAGGTCCACTCCAGTCGGGTTCTCGACCGCGAAGGCGAAGGCGTTTTCCGCACCGCCGACTCCCTCAATACGGAGATTGATAGAGGGCACGTACTTGGCATCGGTCGGCTTCGGCGGGACCATCCGCTGAACGTTCTCGGCGGTTGGCTGACCGGGGGTTAGTTCGTAAAACAGGTCTGGCATTGACTACTCCTTTTCTGTTGGGGCGGGGATAGGCCCCGCCCCTTAATCATGGATCGAGCCGAGTCGAGATTAGCTCACCCTGACGGCTGACTACTCGGTTAAGTTACCCCGGTGATGTTGTACAAGAGACTGGTGTGCTTGGCGGTGGACCTAGTGCCGCTGCCTTCCTGAAGGGCTATGCGGAAGCTGACCACCATGATGTTCTGGCGCTTCTGAATGTCACGGGTGGTTTCGATGGTGAGCTGGCGGCGGAAGCCGACGCGCCACTGGGTGCGGTTGAAAAGCAACACCCGGCCAACGGTCCCAGCCGTGCCGTCCGTCACCTTACCGTCGGCGGCGGTGAGCTTCATCTGCTCGGAGACGATGATCGGGATGCCCTCCATGGCTCCGAGCTGGCCGGTGAAGATGGTGGCCTGCGGGCCGAACTTGTCCAGGGTGCGGATGTTGGTCAGGGTCTGGGCGGCGATGAAGGTGTTCAGGTCCATGACATACACCGCCTGGGATGGGTTCACGCCGAACCGGGCCGCCAGCAGCCTTATCTTGTTCAAGCCCGCCTCGGTGATGGCGGCGTTATGGTCACTGGCCTGGGCGGTGTTGTCTACCAAGGGTAGGTGGATTAAGCCGTCGAACCCCAATAGCCATTGGCCCTTACCCGCGTCGGTGGCGGCGATGGTGGCGCCGTCGGAGTTGATGCCGTTGGTGACGGTGGTGTCCGCATTGAGGAGCACGTCGTCGATAACCTCGGCGGCGTTGCGCACCAGGGAGCGGCGCACCTCGTCCATCATGGCGATAACCGAGTCCTCGTCCAGGGTCAAGCTCCAGGGCACCTCGGCCACCAGCTCGTAGGCGGTCAGGGTCTGTTTCTTGGTGGCGAGGTTGGTGGACTTGGTAGCCACGTTTTCGGTGCCTGGGTACCAGTTCACATCGCCCAGCTGGAGGGGGATGTCGAAAGGGTTGCTGGGCATGTCGATGCGGGAGATTAGGGCCGCCACGGCGGTTTCCAGGTTCACGTCCATCCACAGCTCGCGGGCTTCCTGGGTGCTGACCAGCTCGTCGCCGGCGGCGGCGGTGGTGGAGTCCATGGCGGCCTTTAGGGTGGCGCCCCACTCCTCGTACATTCGGGGGTATGCCAGAGATCCTTCGACCCTGGACGGCTGAGCCTTATACAGGCTGCCGACGATGGCCAGGTCCAGGGGAGTCATGCCCGCATACTTGCCGAATGGGACTCGGGGCGGGCCGCCGGTTAATGAGGACTGGAGCTGGCTGCGGCGCCACTCCCTTTGGGCGGCCAGGGCCTGTTGAACGGTGGCGGTCATGCGGTCCAGCTCCTCCCGCAGGGGCTGGGTGCCCCGATCCACGGTGGCCTGGATTTGGTCCTTAATGGCAGCGACCTCTTTAGCGACGAATTCCTGTTCTCGAGCGGTCAATTTTGTCTCCTCTCGGTCTCGATTCGACTCGACCCATGAATCCTTGATTTCGTGAACCTCAATGCTGGCATTGGTCTCCTCGCAAACCAAATTTGATGGCCTCTAAGAGTCGGGCGGCCGACCCCGACAGGTCTCGACCCGGCTCGACCCTTGGGTCGGGGCTGCGGCCGGGATGGGGTGGTATGCCGACCCTTCGATCCACCTCCGGCGGACTCGGGCAGGCCAAGTGGGCCGGCAGGAACACGTTCGGCAGGCTCGGTCTCGACACGGCTCGACCCATGAGTGCAGGGTGGCCGTCCGCCCCGACAGGTCGGGGACCCAAGGCAGCGATTTCGACCTCGCTCAATCCTTGATTTCGACCCAGCTCGGTCTCGACCCCGCTCGACCCATGAATGCCAGCCTGGAGGGTATCCGGATTGGCGGGAACGGGGACGACGCTGATCTCCAACAGCTCATGACGGTGGGAATGGAGACCGATGGGATAGCCGTGCTCCGGGTGGCGTCTAATCTCCCACTCCAGCATGCGGACTCCCACGCTGGCAGCCCCCATGTAGCGGTTGGCGTTGAGGATGGCCAGCTCCCTGCCCAGGGATGTAGGGGCGAACTGGATGGTGACCATCAGCCGGTCTCCT